ATCCGCGTCATACTCCCTGATCCAGATCGGTCTATGTTTCACCCGAAGCATGGGCCAGGACAGACAGCAGAGTTATCCGGGAGGCGTGTTGATGGTAAGCACATCTTCATGCGCTTGGATAGGAGGGGTCGTCGTTTATTCGACTCAGTCGTCAACCCCATTGATGATTGGGACGGATACGCTACCGATGCTGACTGTAAAGTCGGCATAGAGCGTGTGGCAGACTCCGCGCGTCTAAGGTTCGTACCTAAAGACGCGTCGAAGATGAGGTCGATATGCATGGAGCCGGCAAGCCGACAGTACCTCCAACAGGGGGTGCTTTCGATGCTGCTGGATTCCTTTGATCGTGGGTACATTGGGCGTTGGGTAAAGATCAACGACCAAACCCGTAATCAGAGGATGTCTTTGTTAGGCTCAACTAGCCTGGCTTTAGACACCATTGATTTATCATCGGCCTCAGACTCAGTCGGGTGGGACCTTATATTAAGGGTCTTCCCCGTTCCTTGGTTGAGGTACTTTGCGGCGACAAGATCGTCGCAGGTCCTCTTACCAACAGGAGAAACCATCAAAGTTAGGAAGTTCGCGCCTATGGGGTCAGCAATATGCTTCCCCGTACAGTGCGTGCTTTTTACCTCTGTGGTTTTACTGAGTTCATTACGCCACCGTTACAAAAAACCGACGGGCTTCGATCAGAGTGAGATCTTATCTACTATACTGTCTTTGACAGACAGTCCCTGGAAGAAACCCTTGCTCAATCCGTCCGTCTATGGCGATGACATTATCTGTGATTCTAGAATCACGGACGATGTCATCCAGACATTAGAGGATCTACGTTTCACGATTAACCGCGACAAAAGTTTTGTCTCGTCGCAGTTGGTCCGTGAAAGCTGTGGTAAGTACTACCACAGCGGGGACGATATTACTCCCATCAGATTTAGTATCCCGTACCATACGGAACGGGTGTCTGAGAGAGTGATCGCGTCTTACGTGGATTTATCAAACAGAGC